GTTCCTGGCGCACTTCATCACGAAGCTTCTCCTTGATGATTTCGGAGGCTTCTTNAATCGGCATTGTTTCCAGAATCGTCTCTGGCTGATGAGTGCCGTATTTCAGTGAGATGTCAGTAGCAAACATGCAACCTCCAAAAAAATTGCCCGCGCGCTGGCGGGCCAAGAAGACTTTTCCAATCCAACCAGAACAGGATCATCGTCTCCTGTGCGGTTGAGATGGCAGTATTACCATCACCAAGCATCGGCGTCCGGTGCTTGAGGCTGGCTCTGTCGTTACCCGCTGATGCGGGAGAAATGCTTTGTGGTGCAGCGCCGGGTGCTTATCTTCCGGTTGCCGTCGATGCAGCTGCAATTCACTGCACTACAAAACATTCCAGTTATTGCCGGGGTATTTATCCGCGCCCGGCGCGCGCTTTCCCGCTATTCCCCAACAGCAAGAAATCGCTTACTCTTTAATCTCCCCAGCAGTAGAAAGGATATATTCATGCAAACCATGCGGACCGTGTGCCCTGACTGCGGAAGTGAGATGTTCAACCAGCCCGATGATTTTGACTTTGAGACAAATTTCACCGGCGTCAGTTGTGCTGACTGTGGTCGCGAAATCACTAAGGACGATGTTGTCAATCAGGCCACGGACACGGTCAAAAAACAGATCGACGACATGCTCAGGAATTCCCTGAAAGGAACTGGCTGGAAGTTCTAGTAGCTTTAAAAGCTCCCCGGTCTGAGTAAGCACCTCGCTGGCGTCTACGTTAAGCAGTAGTGGCGCCGTTTTTTTATCTGACATACACACCCCTCTGGTTATTTACCATCAGCCCCTCGCAAAGAGCTGCTGGTAAAGCTTCCCCGATGTTCGGGAACTGAGCAGCAAACCATTCCGGTGCGGAGTCCTCTTCGTGTGCTATACCCGCCACGCGTTACACACCTGCCTCAATCCCATTGGGCGCCATTTCAATTTGCCAGGAGCGCTCCGGGTGATTTGCTGCTTGACTGAATTCTTAATGAGCAGGCGACTTACTGTCCGCCGCTGGCTAACTTCGCTCAGCTGTCGATGTTTCGTTTCGATGGATTAAAGATAACCTTAGTTATGGGTGATGGCAATAACCTAATTTATAATATCAATCACATAAGTTATAAATTAATGATAACTAAATGAATTTATTTTTGTAAATCATGAGTGCTATGCTTAAAAAAAACAGCAGGAGGGATGTGCATGGTTCTGGATGAAGAGCGTATAAGCATGAAAATTCAGGCGATGGGGCGGGCGGTCATGGAGTTGTCACTGGCTGATTTACCCATGACCCAGCAAAACATCATCGACAAGCTGGAGCAGTACCGGAAGGAAACAGGAAACGTGATAGGGAAGGGTGTGAACAGGGATGCAGCTGAGATAGTGCGGAAAGGGCAATAAAAAAGCCCGCACGGGCGGGCAGGTAGTGTTGCGATAGTTATTGTTATCAGCTTCAGGCTGGATAGTTATCGGCAGAATGGGGGATAGCTTTATGGGGTGGGCAATAAAAACCCGGCACGGTGGCCGGATTTGCTAAATTACTGACCTTTCTTAAGGTACAAGTTTAATAGGAAAAATATAGTTGGCATAGCAAGCGAGGCCAAGAGAACCCCGAGCATCCATACTTTTACATCTGCTATCTTGGTTTCCAAAGCGGAAAATTTAGCTTCAAAGTAGTCAACCGATGGTTTCTTAGATAGTGAAGCATCAAAATCCAGGCTCTTCTGTAAAAGTACAGCGGTGTCTCTTTTGGCGTCAGTAGAATCAGAAGATATTTTCCGGGTATCCTCTTTAATTCCTGCCATGCTGCTCTTGATGTGCGCAACTTCAGCTTCAAGAACTGCTAATCGCTTATCCATGTCGTCGCCTCCATCATCACTTGTTGTTTGAATGATCTCAGTATCATCCATCACAACCGATGTGACAATCCGTTTTTCTTTATCTGAAGCAGCAACAGAACAAGCTTTCATCAAGAGCGTTGCTTGGCTTGATGCTACAGAAGAAAATTCCAGCCCTACTGTAGATCCATTCTTATCAGAGTAAGCAATTACTAGCTTTCCCTCATCCAAAGATGATTGAGCTGCATTCATCAGCTTTTATTCCTCGAACATGCTTTTCAAGGACTGATAGAAATCGAAGGCCTTCTGTTTACTTAAAGTCACGGACGCAACCTTAGTGCGTTGCATTCCTGCCACTGAGATTTCGCCATTCATATGGCCGATGACTGGGGTGCTATTGAGAAAAACGAAGTTAAAAACTTCGTAGCCATTGTTATCCGTTCCGATGGTTACAACCCCATCAGCATTAGTTTCAATATAATTTTTGGACTCCAGTACATCATTGATATGTGCTAAGGCAACTTCTTGTTTATCGCTCACTTATGTTCTCCTGAACCAACAAAATAGGTAAAAATCTTTTCAAATTCATTAGATTAATTTGCATAAAAAGCACAGGGAAAAGTTGGCTTACCAGCTATGCGCCGACCAGAACACCTTGCAGAAGCCCCAGCTGTCAAAGCTTGTTGTAAGCAATGGACTCATGGATCAGCGCCTTACCCATGATGTACAACTGGTCCTGATTTTCTTCTGTCACATACCAGTCTTTGTAAGCTGGATTGTCAGATAGCACAGCCAGTTGCAAACCTTGCATTTGCAAGCGTTTTAACATGGAAGTGTTGGCCGAAAACAAAAGCGTACACCCCGTCAACTTTGAAGTTCCTCACTGAAACGTCAAAGAAGAGGCGATCGCCAGACTGTATTGTCGGGCACATGCTGTCGCCGTCTACGGTCATCACCTTCACATCATTTTGAGTGCGGTTCCCGAAAAGAGATCTGGCATGCTCAGTTGTGAACTCAATAGCATGCAGGACCTCAACAAATTCAGAAATCATAAAAAGACCCCGGACCAGCGCTTACTTTCAGGTCTAAAACATCAACCCGAAAGACATCAATTGTTTCCGAGACCGGTTGGGCCGCCGATGGCACATTACCATCAATCCGCATTTCCCCCACTCCAGAACTAAGCCATTCCGGCCTTACACCCAGAGCATGAGCTAGCTCGACCATCTTACGGCTGCCGCTCGTTTTACCTGACGTCATCTTTTGAATTGCAGGCTGGGATATACCGACTTTATCAGCCAACTGTCCTTGAGATATGTCAGCGGCCGACATAGCCGCGTTCAGTCGTTCTGCAAATGTTTTCATCTTATCAATATATAACCGAGGTTATGTAGAGTAAAATAACAAAGGTTATGGACAATACCCATAACTTGGGTTATCTTTTCATTAATCCAGTAATCGGATAGGTAAAATCCATGAACAAAGTTATTCAACGAGCTTTAGAAATCGTTGGCAGCCAGAAGCGACTCGCAGATATTTGCGGCGTTAGCCAGCCAGCGGTTCACAAGTGGCTTAACGGTGGTTCCGTATCTCCGGAAAAAGTAACAGCCATCGTAAACGCTACTGGTGGCGAGATTAAGGCGCACGAAATTCGACCTGATCTTCCCGACCTGTTTCCACACCCAGAGAACCATGCCGCTTAACGGCGGCCCTAACCACGAAAGGGAAAGCAATGCATTCACTTGCGTATCAACACAATACCGGAATCCACCCGGGAGCGATGATAAACCGCGCTCAAGCTAAAGCGGCGCCAGACCACGAAAAAGATCCGCGATGCGGTCCGGGCATGGTCGTCGGCGCTGGACAATCAGGACGTCGTTTCGGCGCTGATCATCAACGAATACCGGGAGCAGGGCGGTACCGCCATCAGCTTTCCGGAAGACATCAGCCGGGCGCGCCAGAAACTGTTTCGCTTCCTGGATAATCGCTTCGACTCCGAGCAGTACCGCGAGAACGTGCGCCAGCTGACGCCCGCAATCATGGCCGTGCTGCCTGTTGAGTATCGCACTCGCCTTATCGGTGCCGATTGCAAAATGTCTCGTCTGGCTGAAGCCGAGAAAGAACTCGCTGAGGCTAAACAGGCCGTGCTGCTGGACGCTCCAGAGCATCAGAAGCTGAAAGAGGTAAGCGAAGGTATAGCCTCGCTGTTCCGCCTCATGCCGGAGCAGGTAGGGCCGTTGATGACGATGGTCACTTCGATGCTGGGGGTTATGTGAGAACTACAAAAATGGCGAAAGCCGGTCTGCGCGAACAGAACCGACTTTCAGGTGCAAATGCAGATAACAAGTGCGAGGTCATTATGACAAATGCTAATCCAAAACGCCAGGCGCAGGAGGTTTAACTGTGTCGAACGTCGCTTACGCAAATTTCGCGGCGCACTCAGCCGCAAGGAGCAACAGGATGGAGAACCAGAAATCTGGTTACGTCCCGTTGTACCGGAGCATCAAGAAGAAGTCCTGGGCTAAGGATGTTTTCCTGCGCGCGCTGTGGGAGAACCTGCTCATTGACGCAGCCAGACAGCCATACACGGCATTCTTCAAGGGCAAGCAATGGCCTCTGCAACCCGGTCAACTGGTCGTCACTGCTGCGGATCTAGGCCTTCAGTTGTGTGACCGCCAGGGCAACCCGACAAGCCGCGACGCAGTGGAGAGAATGCTGTCTGTTTTCGTCCGCGAAGGGATGATTTCCATCGAAGGAGAGAAGCGAAAAGGCAGGGTGATCACCATCACGAACTACGTCGAATATGCTCAAAAAATGGACGATTTACCCGCACATAAAGCCGCACATACAGGCGCACATGATGAAGCCAGTAACGGCGCGGGTTCAGATGGGTATACCGCACATAAGGCCGCACAATTCCCCGCACATCATGAACAAGAAGGTAATAACAAGAATATAAATAACTTATCGTCCGAGAATTCTGACGAATCCTCTGACGCACGTCTCAAGAAATTTTTATCAGCTCATCCAGAAGCTGCGATTTACACACCATCCGGTGCTAAGTGGGGATCGGCTGAAGACCTCAAAACTGCCCAGTGGATTTCCACCAGGGTGAAGCTGATTAACCCAACCTGCAAAGCCCCGGACATGACCTCCTGGTCTAACACCGTTCGCCTGATGCGCCAGATAGACAACAGGTCGCACCAGGACATCTGCGCGCTGTACGACTGGGCAAGCAAACACCACTTCTGGCAGACCAACATCCTGAGCCCGGAAAGCCTGCGTAAGCAGTGGGACAAGCTGACGATGCAGCGCAGTGCTGGTGGTGAGCAGCGAGGCGGAAAGCCGGATCTGGACTTCAACAACACTGACTGGGCCTATGGGGTGATTCGATGAAATCTCTTGCAGAGCAGATGCGTAACCATGACCGCGAGCAGATGAGTCGCATGGCCCACAACCTGCCAGAGCAGTACCAGGAGCGCGCGCCGGTCGAGCAGGTGGCTCAGGTATTCAACGGGCTGTTCACCCAACTGCGTGCCGCGTTCCCGGCCAGCATGGCGAACTTCCGCACTCAGGACGACCTGAACGAATTCCGCCGTCAGTGGCTGCTGGCGTTTCAGGAGAACGGGATCCACTCGATGGCGCAAGTCGATGCCGGTATGCGCATTGCCCGCCGTCAGGAGCGTCCATTCCTGCCGTCGCCGGGCCAGTTCGTCGCCTGGTGCAAACAGAGCGGCGGCGCGCTGGGTATCACCGTTGACCAGGTGATCACCGAATACTGGGACTGGCGTAATCGTTCGTTCGAGTTCACTTCCAGTGAGCAATTCCCCTGGTCGCAGCCGGTCATGTACCACATCTGCGTTGAACTGCGCCACCGCAGCACAGAGCGCCAGTTGACTCATGGTGAACTGGCACGCGAGGCGGGTGAT